TGCGTTCACACCAGCAAAAGCAATCGCAGAACCCATCTTTTCAAATTCTTGTGCCGGCACACCGAGTAGCTCACCGATGCGACCAAAAGCCATTGCTGTTGCATTAACGCTAACCCCGGTTGTGGATGAGAACTTTGCAACTGTTTCAGTAAACGCAGTCAATGCACCCTGGGCGATACCCAACTGGTTACCAATGGTTGCAATTTCGGTAATCTGACCAAATGCAACTGGAATTTCTGCTGCAAGTGACTTTAGGTCATTCTTCGCAGACTCGGCTGCTGCACCAATCTTTGCGCTAGTAAAGTCAGTAGTTCTTTCGACGTTTACGAATGCCCTTTCGAAGTCTATTGCTGTTCTAGCTAGAGTTGTTGCAACAGCTCCAGCACCAGCGGCTACTGCAGTATAAGCAGCTGCAACGTCATAAAGCGCATAGCGCTCGCGAGCAAGACTTCTCTCAGACGCTAGGGATGTATCTTCCTGTATTCTTCCAGTTCTTTGAACTTGCTTCTGGAATGCAATCTCATCAGCAGCTGCTGCTTTTCTAGCGGTTGAGCCAGATAGTGCTCCACCCACTGCAGGCTGCGCCGATCCAGTGCTCATAGCCTGAACTCTAGGTGCTACAGTTTTTGTATTTAGAGCATCAATCTGCTGATCCAGCTGTTTTATTTCGCCCTGAGCTTTTTCGATAGATTGTATAAAGGGCCCAATGTCGAGTCTAATCTCTGCATCAAAATTGAGTGCCACAAAAACCGCCTAAAGGTATAGTTAACTACTACTATTCTACCTTATGTTTTTCCATCAAGTCTTTGTAGAACTGCATACGGCTTGGCATATCCGAGCCATCGTATGTATAGGGCACAACATAAGGGTATTCACCATGACGCTTTTTCGAGGATTTCTTCTTTTCCTCACGCTCATTCCAGCGGTCAAGTTCAGCTTTGGCGAAACAGGTGGCTGTCTTAACCTTGAAGCCGACATTTGAAGCATTCTCATTACGACAAATCCAAATTGGACTACCGCATTCTTTGCAGGTCTCATCTTCGAGAATCTGCATAGCTTCTATTAACAAAAAGTCAAATTCTGACCAGGGCTCAGAAGGTTGCTCTTTGAAAAGTATTGCTGATGGTCTAATCCCAACTTGGATAGCTGCCCTTACCTTAGTAACGTATTGGCGGTTATTTTCCCAAGTTAGGACTTCGGTAAAAAACCTGCGTCAGTTAGTCCTTTGAAGTAAGCTCCGGCTAGAGTTAGTTGCTGCATCTTTGCGATTAGCAATTCGAAGACCTCGCGTGGAAGATGCTTACGAAGCTCAATCACATCTTCTGCAGTTAAGACCTTCTCGTCTACCTCGCCTTGGGCGTTTTCAATCTTGACTAGGTTAGCTGCGATTAGCCCACAGGTCCATTCAATTAGCCATCCCTCGTTGTCAATAACCTGACCAAGTGCGTCTAGCTTCTTTGGGAACTTCTTGTCAGCCTTGGCAGTAACTGCCTCGATTACTTCTTGGTTAACACCGCGCATGTGGAAAACAATTTTTGACTCAAGAATCTTAGTTGAAAGCTCTTTGGCTTCCTCGTCGAGCTTGTCGTATTCAGGAGTGTCTGATTTAATCTTTGACATCTCGTCATTTAGCTTATTTAGCTTGTAGGCAGCCTCGACATCTACATAGGCAACTACTTGATCCTCTGGATAAGCAATGCCTTTGGCAAACTTTGCAATGTCGAAAGTGCCTTTTTTCTGAGCTTTTTCAACTAGCTCTAGAACTTCATTTGTTGTGGTTTCTTCGCTCATTTTTTATGCGCCTTTATTCTCGCCCATTTAATAAAGGTCGGAGAGGGTGAATGGGCGCAAAACCCTCTCCGACCAGTTTATTAGCTAACTGTAGTGACGTTTACGCCAAGCTTACCCTGTGGGGCAAAGTTGACCATAAACTTCACAGAATCTTCACCTTCGGTGTTGTCCATGAAAGCATCTGCAATAAACTTGTAGGCAGATACGGTCTGATCAGCAGCAAGAGCTGTAGTGCTAGGTAGACCAACGCGAGTCACAAGGAATCCAACTGGGCGTGAGCCGTCAGTTGCAGCCTTGAAAGCATCGAATGCGTTGGCGTAAGCACCAGTAGTCTCAGATGTAATTCCGCGGAAGAACATCAATGAACCTGCGAACTGTGCGAAGCCACGCTCCTGTACAGCACCTTCATCAACGATTCCTCGGTCATCAATACGGTTTGAGTCAGTCGAGCCAAGCTCGTAGCTGTCCCAAGCGATTGCTGAGGTTAGGTCGATTGAGCCAGAGTCAGCAAAGTCGGTAATGTCTGGAGCTGCAACCCACTCATCTTCAGTTCCGGTGATGTTTCCAACAGGAACCCACCAAACCTTTACCTTACCGTTTGATTGGGTCTTAGTTCCAATAACTGACTTTAGCTCTGGACCAGTGCCAGCGCTTCCAGTGTTTGCTACTGCAACGTTAACAGCAACTTCACCGGTGGTTAGGAAACGAGCGCCATCGCGGATCATTTCACCATCGCCAAGAAGCTCGACTGGGAAGTCGGTCTTTACGCCATAAACGGAGATTAGCTGACCAGCTGCAAAGTCTGCATCGTGTGCGTAGCCAATGCGCTTGATTAGGTAGTACTTTACATCTGGCGTTGAGAATAGCTCGCGGAACTTGTTGTAAACAGAGTCAGCGGCTGGGTCTTCATCGCGGAAGCCATCAAGAGATGCTTCGTAGTTGTAAAACGTTGGAGTTGAAACTGAAGCGTTGTCAACAATGGCTAGTGAGTCATCGCTGTCTGAGTCAGTCATGTTTAGGGTGTAGTCGTCAGTAACTGCTGGTGAAATGTTGAATACATCAGTTGCGTCAGTAATCTCGGCAAGCGTTGGGGCTTTCCAGTTTGCAAACGCATCTGCGGTAGCAACATAAATACCAACGTTAGGTCGTAGCATTTTTGTAGGCATACGGTTTATTCCTCGTCTTCTATGTTGATTTCTGGAGCAGGCTGCTCCTGGATTTCTTCAGCCTTAGTCCAGGCAAAAGCCTTAGACTCAGACTTGCTTTTCTTTTCTTTTTTTGGTGCAGCCTCAACCTTGCCATCTACGGCAATAAGGTTTTTGCCCAAAACTGGGTGTCCGATATAGTGATCGGGAACGCTGGTAGTCTTACCGGTGCGTGTATTCTTAGCGAAAGCCATCAGAATCCTTCCATACTACTGTCTATGATACCACAGTGTTGACTACAAAGGTGTAGGCGACTTCTGAGATATACTTCTTTGGAACTGCGTTATTTTCTACTGTCCCGTAAGTTCTACCGCCAGAAAGACGCATTTCTCCAGCGTCATTTGGCTTATAACCAGTCAACTTATCGCGAACTAGGTTCGCAACCTGTCTAGCAGCTCGCTCTGTTGGCGAGTGAACTTGCACGACACAGTAGCTGATGCCGGGATTATGGCGCACAGAGGTGATGCCATTTCCAGATGCCATTTCCTTGACATCCGCAAACAGCACAACAATGTAGGGCAGAAACAGCCCATTAGCACCATGCGGAACTTTTGTGTCATCAGGCACAGCAGTGACATAGACATCCTGTGGAAGCTCATTTAGTTCTGCAACAATGTCATCTTGAATTGCTAATAAATCTAAGCTCAAAACATACCTCCAGTTGAACCAGTTGATTTCAAGCCAGCTGCAGATAGCGCCTCAATAAGCTTTTGCTCAGCTGCAACTTTAGCGCCGTAATCGCGCAAAACATTTCCGCGAGACGATCTTCCATTTAAAAGACCCATACCCATTGCAGCTCCGACATCGTAGCTACCAGTATCTTGCTTTATAAAGTATTCTTCTTCGTTGTCTATCCAACCGAATAGACCGACTATCTCAGAACCACTAGCAGACTTAGCTGGACCGAGTGTGCTTACAGAACGAAGCATGTTGCCTGAGTTTGGATCAACTTCACCAAACTCTGGGTTTGTGTTTCCAATTCTAGCTCCATCGCCAAAGCCGTTAGCCCTGTTCTTCCTAGTGTGCCATGGGTGACTTGTAGGGCTGTCTAGGATAGCGTCTCGCATAAACTGAGCACCCTCTTCAATTGAGTCCCGCACAGAGGCAGCAGCGACCTCAGAGAGCTGGTTTATCCAGCCCTGTGATACGCCAGTAAATGCATCTAGCTTAGGCATTAGGATCGGACTCCATGTCTACTTCACAGGTAAGGGTTCTTTGCCAAGGGTTAGAGCTTCCCATTACTGTTCTAACAACATAAAGGAAGTTGACTAGGGTTGGGTCGTAAGGGCTCTCGGTGATCGTCATGTAGTTGCCCGGTCTTAGGTCAGCCATCTCGCCCTCAGAGCCTTCGACTAGGTTCTTACCAAAGTCAATCTGTACTTGAACCTGACGCACAAAGCTAGGGTTGCCCGGAACGTTTCGCTCCGATGAAATCTTGGTTGGCTGAATTCTAGCCTTACCTGACCACAGCAGCTCTGCAGTTGAGTCCCAAGTGTTAGTCTCTGGGTCATAAACGCGCTCGCCAAATGACTCTTTGTAAATCTCAACATCACAGACCTGGAAAGATGTTGACAGCTTTCTGTGGTGATACACCCAGCGAGGGTCTAGCGCTGAGCGGGAATTGATAGCCATTATAGATACCTATTGAAATCCACAATCTCAAATTCCTCGTAGGAATCATAAGTTTCTTCTTCAATTGCCTGACGACGAAGCTCTACAGCCTGAGCGCGTAGTTCAGCGCCAAGCTTTGCACCATCAGTCTGCAGATCGTCTGTGCGGATAACCTTGCTGATTAAAGCTTCGCTAGAAGCCAGAACCATTTTAGCTTCGGCAGCAGCTCGCTTGATGCTGTTGTTGGACATCGCAACAAACGCCTGAATCTGGTGGTCATCAAAGATGTAAGCAGCTTCAGCTGTTGGGTCTGCTGGGTTCTCTAGTTGCTCTGTGTCAGGGATAAGTAAACGAACCTGACCCACAGCTGTAGCGTAGTCTGGGGGAAAGATGTCTGGAATGTGGGCCATGGTTCTATTCTACCTTATCTTAGATAACGAGTACTGCTGCTTCTTCTTCTGTAAGTGGCTGACCTGCAACTAGCTTTGCCTTAGCAGATGCCTTTAGTGCAGCAAGTGCTTCTTCGGCAGCTAAACGTTCTGCTTCTTGCGCTTCGTACTCAATGCGGTCAGCTTCCATCTGAGCAAGTTCCTCAGCAGTTAGTGGTACACGGGTTTGCTCACCAGTTGAGCAGTCAACAATTAGTTTCATTGGAGTTTCAGTTGCCATTTTTATTTCCTATCTTTATGATTTGGTAATTTTGTACAAAGATGCGCTTGAACCTGCTGTTAAAAATCCGCTTCTTAATCTTATATCTAGCTGGGTGATTGCGGTTGTAGGACTTGACCATCTGCCAGTAAGCACATTCACATGAGCAGTAGTTGCTCCAGTCTCGCCGCCACTGATGTAATCAACTGTTTTTGAGCCTATTGTAGAAGTGTAATCATTTACATATAAAATTATGTTTCCAAAAAAAGCAGCACCAAGGCCCACTGGAAGTACCTCGTTATTTCCGCCAAGTTCGGTAGTTCGGTTTGTAACGACTGCAGTAGCACCATTACCGTCAATAAATGTGCTTGCCACGTTGGTTCCAGAGCCATTGAACCTAATTAAAACATCATCCAAAGAAGTTGCTGTAGTGGTAGTGCTTTGCAGACTTGCGATAATCATTAAGTCACTTGCATCTTGAGGAATGTTACTAAAGCCAATGGTATTTAAACCCTGCTCAGTTCCGTTTACAGTTTGCACTAATTCAAATGACATTTTTATTTTACTCCATATAAAGTAATAGTTGTACCCGTGTTAAAATCGTCAACCGATAACGACAATCCTATTGAGGCTATGGCAGCTCCACTTGTCATTTCGATTATTCCAGTTCCATTCAATTGAGCAGCTGCAGCACGACCCATTCTATAAAGAACTGGTTTGTGTCTGCTAGAAAGTGAATAATTAAAAATCTCAAACCTTGCCGAGGATACCCCTGTACTGACAACCGAAGTGCTACCAGTTCTAAATTGTGCTGTTGAGCTTACGCTTGAGACTGAGGGTGTTCCCGATGTTCCAGTTGCCATAAAAGTTGTCACATAATTACTTGCATTTGCCGCAGTAAGCCTAAGTTCCGCAGCACTGCCAGCAAATATATCAGCAACTACAATTAAATGAGTGTAGGTTTGCGGAATGGCATTAAAGGAGATTTGGGATGTACCTTGCCCAGTTGTTGCTGAGGCAGTTGCAATTGCTTCATAGGTTGGAGTTCCCATATTAACCTCTTATTCCATATAAAGAAAATTTTGATGTAGTTGTAAAGTTATTAGCTACTTGAAAAGTTAATTTATTAATCGGAGATGTGCTTGCGAGCATACCTGAACGATAATTAATGGTTCTTTGGTTTTGTCCAGGGTTTCCGCTTGATGCAAGGAATGTTTTATTTTTTGTAGTACTAAAAGCTTCTGGAAAATCAATTACAACTGGAGAAAAATAGTTTGATTCGTTAGTGCCACCCATAATTCTAGCAGCTACAATAGTAGCCGTATTTAAAGAAGCTGAAGAAGTAACGCTGGTAGAGCCTGATGTGTTACCTAGAAAATGAAATGAATAACCTGAAGTTGCATCATTTATTAAAAGACCAAGATTCTCTACTGATTCGGTTCCAGTAAGCGCTGACCTAACAAATGCACGAACCTGTAGATGTTTGTACACCGATGGAATCTGGGTAAATGATACAGATGGGGTTGTTGAATCGGCAAGGGTAATAGTTTCAATTAGCTCGAAGTCACCAACTGGACCACCAAAACTTCCAATCAATCCGCCCAAAATACCAGTCATTAGCTCAGTCCGTTTCCTGAGATAATCCAAGAGGTAGCAGTAATTTTTACAAGTGTTGCCATACCATGAGCTGCTAGGGTTCTTGTTCCAGTGGTTCCAGCACCTGCAAGCAATAGAGTGTCGCTTGTAATCGCAATGCTCGTAGTAACCGATGCAGCGTTAATGATTACAATCGTGGTTCCGATTTCAAATGGCACAGAAGAGTTCGCTGGAATGGTGATTGTCTGACCAGTTCCAGTCACATAGATGTGGTCACCAGCGTGAGTTGCAGAAAGTGTAAGTCCACCAGAAGCAAGTGCTGTCTGTGGCATACCAATGTAACCCACAGCCTTGGCTGTATTAGCGTTTGCTGGTGCTGCTGGATTGGCGGTTAGTGTCCCAGAAACAGTTACCGAGGCAGCCTGAAATTCAAGGCTTCCACCAGCATTTGTACCATTACCACCAGAAGCAATAATTCTAGAGTCATGGTCTGTAGCCGTTGCACCAGAGTGAAAATCTATAAACGGGGTACTTGCAGTACCGTCAGTTCTACCAACTTCCATTCCTGCGGTGTTAGTACCACTGAAAGAAATTAGGGTGTCATTGTTAGAGTTTACCCACCTTTGAAGCGTACCAGTTTGGTTTAGCAGCGCTTTGACTATCAGTGCTGGTGTAGAAGTTGAGTTAGCAGTTACAGTATTTGTCCACTCAGCATCTGTGCCATTACTGACAAGCATCTCACCAGTAGTTCCGCTACCCTGAGTTGGCAAACCGCTAGAAGGCGTACTCCACACAGTTGTAGTTCCATCGCTAGAGAGAACCTGACCAGAAGTTGTGCTTGCAGTAATCTGAGATGCTGCAATTGTAATCTCATCAGTACCACCATCAGCGTGAGTAGATGCGTGAGTAGAGGGGGTAAAGCTTGTTGGCTTGCTAGTAACATTAGCCCAGTCAGTTGCGTAGTCAAGGTCTAGCCAGTGAAGTGTTCCATCACCGATCTTGAACTTGCCTGTGTTTGTTTCTAAGCCAATTTCACCTGCGGCCAGTAGAGGGTCACCGCTAGCCCAGTTAGCCGCAGTATCCCTGCGTAATTGAATTACAGTTTGTGCTGGCATTATGCTGTGCCTCCATCGATTGTGTTACTCCACGCTGTGTCGTAATCTGTTGAACTTACTTTCTTTAAAAATGTATTTGCTGCTCCACCAGTTGGAACACCCTCACCAGGAGGGCCCTGAACGTCACCTGCGTCAATCCAAGTTGTGCCGTTCCAGATGTATAGGTGTGTATCCGCTGTAACAATCCAAGCGTCATTTACTGTGTTACCAGTTGCTGGCAAATCTCCAACGGTTGCAACCTGACCCTTTACAACAATTGATGCACCAGCTGGTCCAGTCGGTCCCTCTGGTCCTTCAGGTCCTTCGTCACCTTGGTCACCCTTAGCTGCAATTAACTTCCAGTAAGTTGGGTCTGTCGGTGGGTATCCTGGGTTTGGCCCAAGAAGTCTGTAATAGGTGCTACCAAGGTAGGTAACAAGATCGCCAATTTCGTAATCAGCACCGTTGTCGTATGTTCCAATAAAGTTCCAAACTGCATCCGCACCTGGGTCACCCTGTGGCCCCTCTGGTCCAGTATCTCCGGTATTACCTTTATCTCCACGAGGGATTGTAAAAGCAAGTGACTGAGTTGGTGCAGTACCCGAAATAGTTACAGAGGCATTTGTACCAGCGTTGCCAGTGGTAGTTCCAGAAACCGTGAGTGTGTTAGCAGGTCCGGCAGGTCCGGTATCTCCCTGCGGTCCTTGGGTTACATAAGTTCCGTCTGCGCTAGGGATAGGAGTAACATCAGTAAGGTCTACTACCTCATCTTCAGGTAATGAGAAACTAAATGAGCTTACTGGGTAAGGAGCATCTGTGTCATCAGTAAGCCTGAAATCTACACGCCAAGTCCACTGCTCATCTTCTTGTTCGCTGTAGGGATTTATGTGAGGGTCATTGGTGGCTATAAGCTTAACTCCACGATTTGTTCCATAACCGCAAATGTAGCCAGAAGTATCCAATTCCGAAATTACTGGCATTGGGAGAATTGTTACTGGCGCTGGAGTTGAGCCGTCAAGGGCTTCTGTGTCAAGAAGTTTATTTGGCGAAGCGGTGAAGATTACATAGCCTTTAGCGGGTACGCCTTCGGGTTCGGTTCCGCTGTCGTTGCCATCAGCTTTTGCTAATAGAAATCTACCTGTGACTGTGCCGTAGCCTACGTTTACTGGGAGTGCCATAATAACTCTATTCTATCAGACTCAGACTAAGCTGAGCCGCCGTCAATGGTTGCTGGGATACCTGTTAGTGGGCCGTACTCAAGGTCAGACCAGTTGTTAACGCCATCGCCAATTTTAAATAGTCTGGTGTCAGTTTCTAGACCCATCTCACCTTGCGCAAGGATTGGGTCAGCAGCAGTCCAGTTAGCCGCTGTGTCGTTCCTTAATTGAATTTGAACTGCCATTATACTAATACCGCATTTCCGCCCACTATCGGACTAATACCGCCATAAACGCTATCTGACTTTCCACCATCTAGATTACCAGAGACTCCGCCAGAGATCACTTCGTTAACCCATAGACTTCCATTATAGACTAAGGCTTCGCCTTCGGTTGGTGAGGTTATCTGCACATTATGTAACTCTTCAAGCTCGTAGCCGTTTTGAACCTTGATGTAGAGCTTTCCATTATTACTCTGCACACGAATAACAACGCCTAAGTAGACTGAATGTGCTGGCTTCGCTGGCGGTGTGCCGTACACAAATCCACCAGCTGTAGTAGATAGCCAAATCGGTTGACCAGCAGTTGCACCATCGGTGTTAATCCCCTCTAGGATACCTTCGGTAATTACATAGCCATGCTCACCAGTTGCAAGGTTCTGCTTTAGTAAGCCAATAGTCTTGCTAGATGTTCCTTCAGTATCTGCATCAGCTAAACCAATAAGCGGATTGTTGCCGTCAGAGCCAGTAATGTAAACTACTTGGCCCTTGTTCAAAGTTGTGCCAGTTGAGTTCTTTACATAAAGCTCAACGTTCGGTGCAAAATTGTCAATCCAAGTTGTGTTGTAGTCTGTGCCGTCAACTTTAGAAAGTATCTGTCCTGCAGTTCCACCAGCTGCAACGCCAGGACCGGCAGGTCCAGTAGCCCCTGTCGCACCAGTAGCGCCTGTCGCACCAGTAGCGCCTGTTGCACCTGTAGTTCCAGCTACTGTAAACTTCCAGTTTGCCTGAGTTCCAGAACCGCTCACTGCTGTTACAGTGACCGTAATTACAGAACCCACGATGGATGCAATTAAGCCTTCCATATAAGTTGCTGGGGAAGTTTGGTAAAGGACACGCACACGCATACCAGCTGCAAATGCGCCAATGTTTCCTACCGTAAAGGCCTTGCTACCAGTTCCAACCGACAGCGATGTTGTTGAAATTGTAGAATCGTATCCAGCACCAGCTGCACCCGTAGGCCCAGTATCCCCAGTCTCGCCCTTTGGGCCCTGGGGTCCAACAATCTGTCCAGCGTCAGTCCAGTTTTCATCACCATCAGAAACCCAAAGGTTTCCATCTGCGTCAACAATGTATGCGTCATTCTGAGCTGCGCCAGTTGGCAAGTCTTGTACTGTAGCTACTGAACCAGCAAAATGAATATCGGTTCCCTGCGGACCCTGTGGACCTTCTGGGCCTACATCACCCTGAGGTCCCTGAGCACCAACTAAACTAGCTAACCACTCCGCTTCCGTACCAACGAATCCATCAATAACAGCAACTTGATAAGCCGAAAAACCATTAAAGCCTTGATCGCCTTTTGGTCCCTGAGCGCCCGTATCCCCTTTCGGTCCAGTATTACCAGTATCGCCTTTAAGACCTTGTTCACCTTGGACTCCTTGCTCGCCCTGTATTCCTTGAATACCTTGGTCGCCCGTATCGCCTTTTAAGCCTTGCTCTCCTTGTATGCCCTGCTCACCTTGGATACCCTGTTCACCAGTGTCACCCTTATCGCCCTTGTCTCCCTTTAAACCCTGCTCGCCTTGTAAACCTTGTTCACCCTGAACACCCTGCTCACCCTGGATGCCTTGGATTCCCTGTTCGCCCTGAATACCTTGCTCGCCCTGGATTCCCTGCTCACCTTGAGGGCCTTGGTCACCTTGATCGCCCTTAGCGCCTTGAGCACCTTGTGGACCTTGCGGTCCCTCCGGTCCTTGTGGTCCAGGGGTTCCTTCTCCGTCTCCGCCACCGCCTCCGCCAAAGCGTCTTTTATCAAGCTTCTTGATTTCAAGTTCTACGGCATCGCCCCACTCTTCAGATTGGGGTGGCAAATTTGCTGGTGGAAAGATTATCATGGTATCCCTATTCTATCAGGTAAAAGAAGGCCCGCCCCGGATTACTCAACAGGGCGGGCTTTCACACACAACAAACAGCGAAGGAGAGAGACGCTGCATTGCTATTCTAGCACACCGATATCAATTCGTGTGTACACAGCTTTGGAGTGGTCACCAATGTATTCGGATACAGAGCTTACTTTAGTAGATTCTCCTGGCTTTGGGGAGTGAATAAATTGGTCATTGCCGATGTAGATACCATTGTGGTATCCCCGCTCTGCGCCTTTGTATTTGAAGGCAATGATGTCACCTGGGAGTGGCTCTTTTACGATCTCACCAGAATGCATTTGTGCGGTCACAGAGTGCTGAAGCTCTATCTCAAATTTAGAGTAGAACCACATAACCATTCCAGAGCAGTCCCAGCCGTCTGGGGTAATTCCAGAAAAGACATACCAAGTGTTTCCGACGTGCTTTTCTAGCGATTGGATTCTAGAATCCATTTCAGCCAATCTTGCTTGTGCAGCAAAGAATTCAGCTTGTTGTTTTGCTAGTAGAGTTTCAGCCTCATGGCGTTCGAGCATGACTTCAATAAAACTGACAGGCTCTTCTACTGGTTTTTCTTGTTCTGTGCTGTCTGCACTTGCCGTCATGCCAAAACCTGACAATGCCAGCGTTAGTGTAGCTACTGTTGCTATTTTTCTCATAGTTTGACCTTACCTTTCCTTGCGTTAGTACTGGGGTCATTTTTGATTATTCAGTTATCCGCCCATTATAGTAGAAAACCCCCCACACAAGCAAGCGCCTATGTGGGGGGAAATTCTATCTAGTTATTAGGAACCAGCTCCGGTTGAAGCGATAGTACCTGCAGGAACGAAGAATCCACCTGTAGCAATGTGGCGGATTCTCATCTGCCAGTCATCGTTGTCGAAGGAACCGTAGTTCTCAGGAACTGCACCGCCACCAAGGTAGCTTCCAGCAGCAGACTTAACACGAAGCTCTGGAGTCTCGAATCCACGAAGGAATCCAAGAACAACGCTTGGGTTTAGTGTAGCTGATGGGGTTGGGATTAGGAACCAGTAGTTTCCTGCACCAGAGTTAATCTTGGTAATCCAGTCGTTTACAACGATTGTCACCTGAGAACCGATTGGGTTTCCAGTGATGGTCTTTGTAGCAACTGAGCCAGATGTGTTGGTGGTCTCAACGGTCTGAACTGCAAGAATCTTACGAGCAGTCATCTCTAGAGAACGTGGAACAACCAATGCGAACTGAGTTACAGGCTGGATTAGCTTGCCGTTGTACTGCTGTAGGTTAGCAGCCTCGATAGCGTCCTCAAGTGACTCTAGGCTTAGAACTGGGTTACCAGATAGAAGGTTGTTGTTACCTGACTTGAAGTTAGCGGTGTTTAGACCACCAGAAGCAACAAGCTGCTTGGTAACTTCTTCGTCTTCTTTTCCAGCGGCCTTTAGACCTAGCTCGATTGGTAGACGCTCTAGTAGAGAGATGTTTCCATCGTTAACAACAGCTTCCCATGAGAAGCGAACGCGCTGTCCAGCCTTCTTCACTGCGAAGTCGGTCTCAGTTACTGAGAACCAGCCAGCAGTTGGGTACTCGTCGTACTCGCCAACGGTAGGTAGAGAACCATCGCGGAACTTGTCGCCCTGGTTGTCCATACCTTCGTCTTCGTAACGTAGGTTTAGGTACTCCTGCTTGCGGAAGTCGTCTACAACTAGACGAGTAGCAAACTGGTCCCAAACCTTCGGAGCAGCTTCGTAGTTCTGCAAGAGGATTTTGTTAACAGTTGGTGCAAGCTGAAGAGGTAGGTCGCTAGTAGCAATACCTTCCTGTAGCTTTAGCTTGTCATTGCGGTCTCCGCGTAGCGCACCTTCAAGAAGTTTCGCCGCCTCAACCTGACGTGGGGTAATGTTTTCAGTCATTTTACCTATCCTTAGTTCTGAGCTAGACGAACAACAACAGTTGAAGTCAAGACCTTGGTAACGTGTCCGATTAGCTTTGCGCTAGATGAGGACTCCTGGGCTTCAGGGATGATACCACTTGTCGAGTTAGCAACTCCGTAAGCCTTCTGGCCTACGTCGAATGTGTCACCTGACTTGAATGGTACTTCGAATGCGCCGTTTAGCTTTAGAGTAGCGTATGTTGCGCCATCCTCACCAGTTACGGCACTGTTCTGGGCTACACCAACGATGTCTCCAACCTTCACAACTTTACCTGTGGTAACAGAAGTGTGAACTGGGAAAACAAGTTCGTTAGCATCTTTGTAAATCTCGTTAAGAGCCATTTACTTATTCCTTACTTTCTTGCGCCGGCGATGCGGCTGGTGATAGCAGCGAACTCATCTGATAGAGATGTGGTCTTTGCTTCTTGGACAGTTCCAACAACTTCCTCAGTTGCAACGGCTACATCTGCACGAAGAGCGTCAGCGTAAGCCTTCTCATCTGCGATTAGGTCGTCAATTGACTTGGTGTTGGTTTCGGACTTCATTGCCTCCGCTACGCGTGAAAGCGCAATCTTTGGCAGTCCTGATTCGTTGAATTTCTCTGCAACCTCTACTGGGTCGATAGCGTCAACAACTTCTTCTTCAGTTGCTTCTGCATCGGCAGGGGTAGCTGCCTCTACAAGAACCGAAACCGATTCCCGCAGTGGGCCGAGCGCCTCAACGAAGGCTTCTTTAAGGTCAGCTACAGCTGCCTCAAATTCTTCCTTGGTAATAGACATTCCATTTCCTTCCGTATCGGTTTCAGCTACAAATTCTGCAGCCTCACCTATTCGTTTGTAGCTTTCGAGTAGAGCGACGAATTTTCCGCCTGCTCCGGCTACTGTGACCACATCAACACTTGTGAGGGGGTCCTCAACAAGCGATTCAATGATTGGTCCCTGCCGACCCTCTGCTTCGCCTTCTACAGCGTTGCCTAGAGCGTGGATTGACAACCCAACATCTTCCGCCATCTCCGCAATGATCGGGGCGTAGTGTGAGTAAAATTCGATATCTGCGTATAGACCGTTTTCCTGGAACACAGCGTCACTAACTAGCTTTCCAGCAAGTTGGTGGACATCGCGCTCTGGTCTGTCGTTTTCTTCAGATGCAGATGGGTGATTCATAAAAACTTTAGTTCCAGCTTTGAAGACCTTTGGGCCATATTCAGAAAGCATGCTTGCACCGTAGTAGCCTGAAGAACCCCAGCCAGATTCGATGACTTTGACCTTCCAGCGTTTGCCAGATGGTGAAGTTGTAGAAAGCGCTAAGTTTTCTTTTAGCTTAAGTGCCATAGTACTCCAATAAGTAATTACCTAAAGGTTATTCTATCACATGAGGTATTAGAGATTTTGATCTCTAAGCTGGTTATCTCCATCGGCAAGTGCGCCGACTGAACCAGAATTACCTTGCGATGGAACTATCCCCGCATCGGGTGATGCATCATTGGTTGTACTTTGTGCATACTGAGTATTGTTCGGCAGCATGATACCAGATGGCGCAGCTGTCCTAACTGGCACGATGTCCAGAATGTCAAGAATTGCAATTCTGTACTCATCTTCGTTAAGAACACCAGACTCCCAAGCCATAGCAAGAGCCTGAACCATTCTGTGTGTTGGCTCGGTCTCAATAGAAGGCCAGGTAATCTCTAGCTCTGTAGGAGCGCCCATGTAGCGCAGGATGCGCTTGAACACAGAACTCCAAGCCCTCTGGCGAATCTCCATAGCCTTCTGGGTTGGGGTGTCGAGAGTCTGTGCAGTTCCGTAAGAACCAGAAGCGCTTGGGTCTGCAAGAAGTGCAACAACCGAAACTTCCAAACCAGCAGCAATCATTGCAGCCAAAGACTTTCCACTTTCGAAGTCATAAGTTGCACCGGCTTTTGGCATTGGAACTAGATCGACATCGCTACCCATTGCAGCGGTTGCACCGATGCGGTTAGCCTGACCATCTGGAACTGCAATCTTTGCAGCAGCGTTTGTAATTCCGTTGCGACCCTTTGATGAAAGCTTGTAAGCAAACTGTGCCAAAGCCTTAGTCATGATCGCGCCGTTTTCTAGGAATTCGCGGTAAAGCTTTGCCCATGCAATCACAGATAGGGCATCTGGAACACCAAAGGTCCAACCAATCTGGCGGTTGAATGACTGGTAGAACATTGTGTAGTTGGTGTCAGCAGTCTCATTGACTCCAGCAGAGTTCTGAACGTTAGTAGCCCTACGCTTGTTGGTTGGGTAGCTGTCTGTGTAGTACCAACGGATAACTTCGGTCTCGTTGATACCAGTCTTACGCTTCCAAGTTCTGCGAACAGCCCAGATAACTTCCTTGTTATCAGGGTCAGTCATCACACCAGTGATTTCCTCAAGAGGCACTCGCATGAACTGAGTGTCTGAGTCACGACCCAGTAAGAAGATGTTGCCGTCTGTGTAAGCAGCCATCTCAAGTTCTTCATAAGCTTCCTGAGAGAAGATAAAGCGCTCGTTGACAGCTGAAAGCATCTTATTTTTGACTCTGGAGGTCATTTTAGTGTAGTTTACGCCTCGGCTCCACACATAAGATGAACGCAGCTTTGCACCACGCTTGATGAGTGGATTACCTACTGCAAGCTCACGAAGCTGCATTGAAGCGGTTTTTAGGTCCTCAAGAGCCATTCCGCCCTTTTGAGTTTCATAAAGCGGAGTCCAGCCCTGATTGTCTAGCATCATAGAAATATTAGCTAAACTCTCAGAAAGTTCGAAATTTTCGCTCTGAAGGCGGGTAAATTGCTCATTTAGAGCAGAAATATCTAGATTATCTTCCATAAATGTATTCTAGCATGCTTAAATCGGTGGTCAGCTAGGAGTTGCGCCTAGTCCTTCGTCAAGTTGTTCGCGATGCTCTCTCTGAGCTACTGACCTAAATCAATAATACCACTAAATCGGCATTCCACGTCTATCACCGAGGTCTAGCACTTCCCAAGGGTCAAGATTGAATACTGTGCCTTGCTCAAAGCCTGCGTAAGGATTGTCAATGATTGCGCCAATCTCTGCAGAGGCGTAAACGGCAGCATCCAAGTTGTCAGGAGACTTCATACCGCGTGAGCGCATGTCATCTTTAGACTCAATCTGGATTCCACCCTTCGGTGAGAACTTGAACTTGATCATCAGCATTTCATCGAGCAACTTCTCGTCATCGAAGTCAACATCCAAAAGTCCCTGCTGCATTTTCTCGCGCATCTGGTCGTAGTACAAAGCACGAGCGTTAAGCCAGCGCAAAGTGTCTGGAGATTTACCAGAACCAATCATCGAGATAACCCTGTAGCGTTTTGTGTCGTAAGATGCATCGTTCATCAAAATATCAATTACACCCGCACCAATTCCAGAGCCGTCAATACGCACTTCGGTAGCTGCATTGTCAATTGCAATTCTGTGGATTCTTCCAGCGGTTTCTGTCAGCGTAACTTTGTTCCAGCTGTCGTAAAGTCTTAGGCGACCGCCACGATTTACATAAACAGAGTTGTAGTCGTCACCCATACGAGCAACGTCAACGCCAAGAACACAAGGTACATCCATGTTCTCTGGAATCTCGCAGTCCACAGATTTGTCGATTGCAGTTTGCGTGAAGAACATCGAGTCAGACTCTTCTGGGAACTCAGCCAAAATCTTGCTCTTGAATCGGCTGGAGTCCTCGCCCCACTGAGTCTTCATGTCCTCTACCCACTGAGGCTGCGGTAGCAGCTCGCCAAGCTTTTTAGAAACAGGCTCTTGGGTAAAGTTCGGAGTGTCCATCGCCGAGATTGTCATCTTGTTCCAGGTTGGGTCATTGCGCTTAAAGATTTTCCCAAATGCGCTCTGGTAATCATCAGGGTTCGCAATCGCTAAGATGCGACAGTTGTCAGCGGTAGTGTTAACTTCGGCTGCGGTGAAAATCATCTCTGGGCAACCAACTGCCTCGTCAATCAAAAACAAAACACCGTCAGGTCGGTGAAGACCTTGGAACGCGCTCATGTCCATGTCAGCTGGTCGTCTACCGAAGGCAACCTGCTTTTCAATTACTCGCTTGTTGCCCTTTTCGTCAAAACCTTCAACTGGGACTTTCCACTCATCGCTCTGGCTAATCTTGCCGGGCAGATTGTGCTCAACATAGTGCTTGCGGATTTCTTCCCAAAGAATCTTGTTGACCTGCGCGTAGGTCGGTGCGGTTGACACAACCAGCGAGTTCGGTCCACGAGTTGCAACCCACCAGCAAGCTGCAATGCCCATGGTGTAGCTCTTACCGGTTGAGTGGGCGCTTTTTACTGCGGTGCGTTTGTTGGTAGCAAGTGAGCGAAGCATCTCTTTCTGCTTTGAGTAAAGCTCGGCTCCCAAAACTTCTTGTGCCCAAAGCACTGGGTCATCGTAGTAAACTTCCTGCTTGGATTTAACCTGCAGGTCCTTGACTACGGAGTCAATGACATCATCTAGCAAGATACACCAGCTTTCCTTCTATGCCACAGTTCTCGAGTGCTTTTACATTCTCCTCGCCGTAGGCGATCAAAACGCTCGGGCTTCCAGCAGACCCTCCGGGCTTTCCGTCTGGAGTGCAAAAGTTCAGTCTGCCCTTGATAAACAAAATCGCATCAGCGTGATCCCAAACATAATCAAAGAAAGCTCTAGTTTCAGTTCGGGCGAAAATCAACACCATAGCATTTCCATGCTCGACAACTCTTCTCAGGAACGGAGCCATGCCCGGACCGTAAGGCGGGTTGCACCAAACTCTGCCAAACCATTCCTGCGCCAGTCCATCGTCTTCAATTGTGTAATGGTGCTTTGCGGTGTCCCATGGTCTGTCAAGCGGGGAGCAAGGGTCTAGGTCAAACTCTCCAAGTGCGTTTAGTATCGCAGGCGGGGTTAGCCAGACATCTGTTCCAGATACTGTAGCTTCATTTCCCAAACTTGGCATTACTCGTCGTCATCTTCCTCTGTGGCCCTAAACCCGATGTGCATTTCTGGAATCGTGTAGTCAGGCGCTAGTTCATTTCTTGATGTGTCCATAATAGCCAAATCACCTTGCTTTGGGTATGAGCACTTGTGCTGTTCGCGCGGAGAAGTAAATGCCAATCAGCGAAACCTGCAGCTGCGGTGCAGCCTTTTCTGCCGAGCGCAA